CTAAGCTTAGGGGAGGGGGTTAATTTCTTTGATTTTGATTTTGTCATTGCGGCAGTCCTTCATTTGACTGCCGATCGACTAATTACCGATAAGTAACCTTGTCTTGCGGTAATTATGCCCGATCGGCATCAGGTTTATAGAATACTCAAGAATTCGAGTATGTTAAAAATATAATTCAGATTTGCTTTAATGTCAAGAACAAAAAACACGAAAAGCGAAAAAAAAATAAATAAAATGAAAAAAGCTAAGATATCAAACCATTGTGCGTTTTTGGCTTAGTTTAAGAAGTTTGAGCTACCTTACTTTAGCTGCTTAAACCTAGCTCCAAATATGCCTCAAAAACGAACAAAATCCGCCCGTCATTTTGAAACACCGAGAGTGACTATAGGTTGGTATCAGTTAGGATGAAAAATGCCTCTGTGGGCAGATTTGGCAAAAACAAGAACGAAAGAAGATTAGCGACATCGATTTACTAGGGATTTCTCTTAAAACATGCCATGTGAGCATGTCGCCTACTTCTACTTCTACTTCTACTTATACTTATACTTACGTGCTGCGTGAGGATGTCCGCCTAGCATGTGAAGATGTGAACACATCAGCACATGGCATGTAGCGATGTAGATACATGTTCACATGGCATGTAAGAGGTAAAAAGTAGCATGTTAAAGGGAAAACATGACATGTAAACAGAGAATTAAGGGGGTAAAATACAGCACGAAAACAAACCTCACCCCATTTTGGTATTTAGGGGGAGCAGAAGAAGGAGCGATCGCAAATAGTAGGAATAAGGCAGAAGCAGGAGGCAAAAGAGGGATATTTGCAGCACAATCAGAAAGCTCATATTAGGCTTGGCACGATTCTTGCATAGGGCAGATTTTGGGCAAAAAAAAGCCCGCTCAAGGCGGGCTGTAAAGTTTATAAATATTTATCCGTATCTTCGTAAGTAGTTTTTCGCATCGGATCACGATACCCCAGATCGTCGTTATCCAGCGGGTAAATTTCAAATCTAAATTCCCATTCATTGCCCTTATAGTCTGAGATAGTGATTGTGTCCTCTATGTCCTCTTCTAACTCCCATAGCTGCGAATAGCATCCTGCTAAAAAAAACTTTGCAGCTGCCAGCGGGGTATTCGCCCGTATTTTACGCCATGCAATTCTCGTGCCAAATACCCCCTTGCATAAATCGTGCCAAATTTGTATTGCGTTAACTCTACAGTATGCTTAACTATTTATAACGCATGGTTTTTAAGGGCAAATTATGTGCAATAAAGTGAGATGCGGGCGCTCTTCTGGATTTCTAAAAAACATATCAAGCGAGACTAAACTTATGATCGCACTACTCGACAATGCACTACACGACGCAAAAAAAGGAACACGGATTTTAAGGCGGCAGGCGATCGAATGGCTTAACTCGCAAGAGATGCACGCATTTTCCTGCGCTCACATTTTAGAGACCCTCAACATGCAACGATCAACGTTAGAAAAATTATTGGAAGGCTGATGCAAATCGAAAATCTATCATTGGATAAAATCATACCTTACGTTCGCAACCCAAGAAAAAACAATGATGCAATCGAGGGTGTTAGTAGTTCTATAAAAGAGTTCGGCTTTCAGAACCCTATAATCATTGACTCAAACAATGTTATTGTTGCAGGTCATACACGACACGCAGCCGCGAAAAAATTAGGACTCGAAACTGCTCCTTGTGTGCGTGCTGAGAATTTAACAGAGGCGCAAGTAAGAGCATATCGACTGCTTGATAACAAACTCGCTGAAAAATCTTCATGGGATTCTGAAATGCTCTCGTTTGAGCTTGCAGACTTGGGCGACATGGATATTGATATGTCGGTTTTTGACGTGGACTTCTCGGACGACTACGAAACTGAGATAAACACTGAGGACGACGAAGTGCCTGCAGCACCGAAGGAGGCGTTCAGCAAGCTGGGGGATGTCTGGCTTTGCGGCAGGCATAGGGTGATGTGTGGAGATAGCCTCTCAAATAATAGTTTCTTTTCTTTGAGCGATGCAACCATAACCGACCCGCCTTACGGCATAGATGAAGAAACGGATAGAGTTGCTCGAAGTAGTAACCGTTTAGCTAAAGGCGGCAGATATAACAAGATTATAGGAGATCAGGACAAGAACGTAGCAAAAGAAATTTGTAAAACAATCATTGAAAAAGATTGTGTGATTTTTGGAGCAAATCATTTTTGTCATGGGCTTCCAGAGTCGGCAAGTTGGTTAGTATGGGACAAAAGAGTTGAAGATAAAGAAAAAGACTTTAATTCAGATTGTGAATTAGCATTTGTTAAAGGCTCAGGGAATTCAGTTAGAATCTTTCGTCATAAATGGAAAGGCTTAATAAAAGACTCAGAGAATGGTGAGGCTAGATGTCATCCTACACAAAAACCTATTGCTTTAATTTGCTGGAGCATTGAACAACTAAAAAAACAACCTGCTATTATTTACGATCCCTTTCTAGGCAGCGGCACGACGCTGATAGCCGCCGAGCGTCTTAACCGCACCTGCTACGGCATGGAGCTAGAGCCTCGATATGTTGATGTCATTTGCCAGCGGTTTTACAACGAGACGAAACAAGTGCCAGTTCGAGAGAGCGATCAAACGCCGTTTCCTGTGGAGTTGGATAATGAGTAAAGCACCACATCATCATCCGACAGAGTATCAGCTAAACCTTGCAAAGAATTTAGCGATATTAAATTTAACAGACGAAGAAATTGCAAAGGTGTTAGAAATAAATGTTGTGACACTTCATCGGCATTATAGGACAAAACTCAAAGAAGGACGCCACGATGTTAAAGCCTTTGTCGTTTCTAAACTCATGCAACTGATCAAAGAAGGCAATCCAGCCGCAATAATGTTTTACCTAAAAACTCAATGCAGGTGGAGAGAGACCGACCGACTCGAAGTCACAGGAGCAGACGGACAGCCGATAGAATACAAAAAAGTTGGCACACCAAAATTCAAGGAGCTGACAGTCACAGAATGGCAAGAGCAGTTTCAACCAAACCAGCCGCATCTAAACTAGACCTCAGTCAATATGCTTGGTATCCTCAAGCAGGACCGCAATTAGCGGCGTTTAACGCCCGCTGGTGCACAGAACTATTTTACGGAGGCGCAAGAGGCGGGGGCAAGTCTGATTTTCTTCTTGGCGACTTTCTGCAAGACGTAGATCGCTACAAAGCAAACTGGCGAGGCGTTTTATTTCGTAAGACCTACGATGAGCTTGAGGAGATCATCCACAGGTCTTTTGAAATATTCCCCCAAACGGGCGCAGAGTTTGCCGCTGTGAAACGGACTTGGTTTTGGAAGAACGGCGCATTTCTCAAGATGCGTTATATGGAACGAATGCAGGACGCCGCACGCTATCAAGGGCATCAATACTCATTCATCGCATTCGATGAGCTTACTAACTGGAACGATCCCGCACCCTATGACGCTGTCAAAGCATGTCTTAGGAACGCACAGGGAGAGATTAAGCACAAGCGAATAAGAGCTTCAGGAAATCCAGGAGGGGCAGGTCACACATGGGTGAAGGAAAGATTCGTCGACCCTAATCCGCTGGGCTATGAACCCGTTTTTGATTCTGTCACAGAGATGACACGAATGTATGTTCCTGCAAAGGTTTCTGATAACACCAAACTCATCGAAAACGATCCGACCTATGTCGGCAGGCTCCGAGCTTCAGGAAGTCCAGAGCTTGTTCGATGCTGGCTAGAAGGTGATTGGAACGTCGTTGTAGGTGCTTACTTCGCTGAGTTCAGCGTAGTTCGTCATGTTGTAAAGCCTTTCAGAATTCCAGAACATTGGATTAAGTTCATGTCCTTCGACTGGGGAAGTGCATCACCTTTTTCGTGCGACTGGTTTGCAGTATCAGATGGCACGATCCCACAGTTTCCTAGAGGTGCGCTTGTCCAGTATCGCCAGTGGTATGGGGCAGAGAGTGCAAACAAGGGGCTTAAATTGCGTAATGAGGACATAGCTAGAGGGATACTAGCAAGAGAGAAAGAACACCTCACCTACAGGGTAGCAGACCCCTCAATCTTTGAACACAAGGGCGGGATAAGTATCGCCGAACAGATGGCAAAGGGTGGGATTATGTTTCAGCGGGGCGATAATAAACGGGTGGCAGGGTGGTCACAGTTGCGCTCTCGCCTTATCGGACAGGAGGACAAACCGATGATCTTTTGGTTTACGACTTGCTCAGATGTCATCAGGACGCTGCCCTCGCTTCAACACGACCGCCATAACCCAGAGGATTTAGACACCGAAAGTGAAGATCACTGTTTACATGGTGACACTTTAGTTGAGACAAAACAAGGGCATATTAAAATCAAAGATTTAGTAAATACTAGCGGATTAGTAAAAACAACACATGGCTGGAAACCATACTCAAAATGTTGGCGCACAAGGCAAAATGCACAAACGATACTGCTAACATTTTCAGATAAGCAACAAGTCCGATGCACTTCTGATCATTTGTTTTTAACTGCTCAAGGATGGCGCAAATCCGTTGACCTTATAGACACTATGCGATATAGTAATAAGTCATGGAAACAAAAGTTATTAGCGATAAGCGGCAAGAGTTTAATAATATCAAATATTATCTTTGCGGGTTTTATTTTCAGCGCAAAGGCAAGAGATTACATCGGACGGTTTGGGAATTCCACAACGGAGAGATTCCTAAGTTTCATCATGTGCATCATGTCGACGGTGACAGGCATAATAACAGAATTGAGAATTTACAGCTTATTCAAAACAAGACGCACATGTCAAAACATTCCAGCACTGACAAAGCTAAGGAAAGATCAAGAAAGAACATTAAAAAAGCTATTGAAGCCGCAAGAGCTTGGCATGGAACAAAAGAGGGGCTTGAATGGCATAAGCAAAACTACGAGAAAGTTAAAGCATCATTGCACTATACTATTTCAAAAACTTGCGAGCAGTGTGGCAGTAAGTTTGAAGGTTATAAAAATCGTTCCAAGTTTTGCGCTCCAAAATGTAAAGCAAAATGGAGACGAGACAACCAAGTTGACGCCGAGATTAGATATTGCACAGTTTGTCGCAAAAAGTTTCAAGTCGACAGATATTCAAAAATCAAAACATGTTCAAGGCTATGTGGAAGCATTTCAAGCGGACAGAAAAGACGTGGTGTGCCTCAAAATAGAAGAAGCTGAACCCGCTGATGTTTATTGCTTAGACGTTCCCGATGTTCATAATTTTTCAATCGAGCATGGAATCATTGTTCATAATTGCGCTGACAGCATCCGCTATGCCTGCATGACCCGCCCATATATTCGAGACAAGGAGGTCATCCAGCCGCCTCGTGGTCTTAATTCAGCCACTTTTGGCGAGGTTTTGCGCAACTACGATAAAAATATGAACTCACGCACGAATCCGCTTGCGCAATATTAGCACACTGATAGCATTTTTGCATGGACGACACATTAAACACAACTAAGGGCACTGAGGGCGAATATGCCACAGAATACGATTACTGGCGCACTAGCATCGATTTGGCACAAAAGGGGCTAAAGTCTTGGCTCACCGCAGCGGGCAAGCTAAGCCGCCTTTATTGCGCAAAACGGGCACTTGAGGACGAGAACCTGACCGACCCGAAGCAACCCTATCATATTTTCTATTCCAACATCGCAACCTTGCAGCCAGCAGTATACGCCAGACCTCCGAAGGTGGTAGTGCAACGCAGATTCAAGGATAAAGACCCCGTTGGACGCATTGCGGCACAGCTCCTAGAGCGAGCAACACAATCAGCGATTGCACAAGAGGATTTCGACCCAGCGATCCGCTCAGTGCGAGACGACTGGTTGATTAGAAGCAGAGGAGTTGCACGAGAATCGTTTGAACCGATCACAGACACTTTAAGCGACTCTCAGGGAAGCTATGAGGATGTTATAGGGGCGCAAACACGAACGGACTATGTCCACTGGCGTGACTTCATTCACCCAAATTGCAGGTCATGGCAGGACGTATCAAAGCGGTGGGTGGCGTTCAAGGTGCTGATGACAAGGGATGAACTTGTCCAGCGATTCGGCGATAGAGGCGCAGAGATTACGCTTGACGCAATGCCTGACGATGTGGATAAGGCTGAGCATGTGGGCGACAAGGAAGCCTACAAGCAAGCCACAATCTACGAGATTTGGGATGCAAAGCAGAAACGGGTTCTATGGATGCCGAAGGTTGACGACGGAAACAAGAAGTTTCTCGATGTTCAGCCCGACCCCTTGCGCTTGCAGGGATTCTTTCCATGTCCACGCCCGATATTTGGAACGCTGGACAATGATTCACTATATGCAACAGCGGACTTTATCTTTTACGCTGACTTAGCAAAGCAACTGAACTTGATACAATGGAAAATCGATTCGCTAGTTAGAGCTTTGAAGGTAGTAGGTATCAGAGATGCGGCGTGCAAAGAGTTAGACAGGATATTAAACGAGAATTGCGAGTTTGAACTAATTCCAGTTGAAAACTTCCCTTTGATAATAGACAAGGGCGGCTTGCAGGGCGCAATCATCTGGATGCCGATGAGCGAGATCGTGAACACGCTTCAAGTGCTCTATGATTCACAAGAGAAATGCTTGGCGCAAATCTATCAAACATCGGGAATGAGTGACATCATTAGGGGATATGGTGATCCACGAGCAACGGCGACACAAGAAAAAATCAAGATGCAGTTCGCAGCTCCACGACTAGATGAGCGCAAGCGAGAGATGCAACGATTCCTTCGTGACCTTGTTCGCATCAAAGCAGAAATTATATCGGAGCATTTCGACGAGCGTCATCTATTCCTTGCCGCCGATGTTGACCAACTATCAGAGCAAGACAAACAACTTTTCCCGCAGGCTGTAGCACTACTCAAGAATGATCGACTACGCACGTTTAAAATTGAGATTGAAACGGACTCCACAGTCATGGAAGACAACGAGGAATTAAAGCGTGAAAGAATCGAAGTTATGTCCCATGTAGGGAATTTCTTGCGTGATATGTCGCCTATGATTGGCGCACAGCCTGCCCTTTTACCGTTGGCAAAAGAGATGCTCTTGTTCTCGATGCGCACGTTTCGAGAGAGCAGAGCGATTGAGGGAAGTGTAGAGGAAGTGTTCGATAATCTCATGCAGGCACCACCGCAAGAGCAACCGCCTGACCCCAAGATGATAGAGATGCAACAGAAGGCGCAACTAGAGCAGGCAAAGATGCAGCTTGAGGGGCAGAAGTTCCAGTTTGATGCACAAATGAAACAGGCAGAACAGCAACTAAAGCGGGAAGAGATTCAAGCGAAGTTGCAAACTGAGCAGATGAAATATCAGGCGGAAGTTGAAAAGGCAAAGGCTGACTATCAAATGTCTATGCAAAAACTAGCGGCTGAAATGGAGAGCAGCGAGAAGGACAGGGCGTTAAACATGTTCATCCAGCAACAGCAGGCACTAGCACCAGCGCAGGAGAGCAAAGGCAACGGCGGCGGCTCTAGTCCCGTTGTGCATGTCCACACTGGAAGTAAAAAGAAAATGGTGAGTCTCACAACAGATCCGCTTACTGGCGCAAAGATAGGCATGGTGCAGGAAATGGAGGATGATGCATAGTGACCGCAACCTCAATCCGCATATCAGACCAGTCAGAAGGCTCTTGCATACCTGGCGCCGAGCATCCTGTAGCGGTCACATTTCGCAACGGGCGAAACTTTCAGGAAATGGTGTCGGGGCTTGTGCCTGAACCATACGACGAGATAACTTTAAGCTACACAGGGAGCGACTTAACGGAGGTTGTGTATAAGAGCGCAAGCGTGACAGTTGCGACACTAACGCTTGCATACGACACGGGGCAACTTGTGTCTGTAGCAAGGAGCTAGTCATGCCGTTTGTGTTCAATCCTTTTCTGGGTAATTTCGACTGGACAGCCGATATATCTGGCAAGCAAGACGCAGACGCAGGGCTTACATCCCTTGCGGGGCTTACTTACGCGTCAACTTCATTCGTTAAGATGACAGGGGCGGATACGTTTACGCTAGACACTAATACTTATTTAACCACAGAGATCGATCCCGTCTTTCAGGCGTGGCTGGATGCTTCTCCGCTGGCTGGCTATGTGCCTTACTCAGGGGCTACAACAGATGTTAACTTAGGTGAGTATGGAATAAAAACAAATAAGGGTTTCTCAAATACATCCGGTGACTTGATTTTAGATTTGGGAGACCTTGTTTTTAATCGCTATAATGGACTTGGCGGATACCAACCGTCGCTTTCGTGGCAAGATATGCAAGCATGGGCGGCTGACGGTCTTAGCTACGATCTTTCGCTAGACTGGGGTAACAGACAGTTAGCTGGAGATTGGTCGGTAACGGGTTCTCTTGGTATTAATACAACAACGCCAAGTGCTCAAGTAGACATTTTAGCTACGACCGAGCAACTCCGCTTACTTTACGACGCTAGCAACTATACCTCGTTTACTGTTAATGCGTCAGGCAATCTTACCATCACACCGAGCGGTGGCTTACTCACCATTGGAAGTGGGCTAGGTATCGGAATCGCCGCCTCACCGAATACCGTTATATATGCGGCGAAGGAATACACTTCTACCAGCGGATCGTTTTTTGGATTTAATTTTAACCCGAAGTTAACTTTAACAGCAGATAGCACGACAGGCGTTTATGCTATGGGCATTTATCCAGAGATTACTGGACATTCATACAACGCCAATACGTTATACGGCATCATGGTTCAGCCTCGTGTTTATCACACAGGCGGAACTCTGGACTCTGTTGTCGGGCTACGCTGTTATCCAGTTTTATATGGCACTTCAGCAGGCATAATAACCAATCTCTATAATCTGATGCTGTCGAATCCCAACAAGGTTACAGGATCAACAGAGACGATCGGGACTCAATATCAGTTATACATCGATACACCAACACAAGGGACAACAAACTGGGCGATTTATTCCGTTGGCGGAAATAGCTATTTTGGTGGTGCAATAGGAATCGGAACAACGGGAGCAGACGCAAAACTAGACGTCCTTGCTACAACTGAACAATTGAGGCTTACATATACTGACGGAAGTGTTTACTCCTCTTTTAACGTTAATTCTTCTGGACAGCTGGAAATATCACCGACGGGCGGTAGTGTGATTGTTTACGGAAACCCCACTTTTTATCGAAATTCCACTCAAACAATTACTATGATCCAAGCTACTGACACAGCAGGGACATATCCGTATTTTTCTATACGACGCAGTAGGAATACTTATTCGTCGCCGACAAGTGTTGTCGCAAACGATTATTGTGGTGGTGTTAATTATTACGCATATAACAGCTCTATTGGCGGTTCAAATTGGGCTGGCGTTGCAGCGATGGTCGCAAGAGTTACTAGCGTTACTGCAAATGGATGCGCAGGTTATTTAGATTGGTTTGTCTCAGACGGAACAACGACAGGAGCGAATTTATCAGTTGCAAGATTTACGGCTGAGGGTTTAGTTGTAAACGAATTAGGTTCTTCTGCCGTTGATACTCGGGTAGAAGGCGACACTAATGTTTATTTGTTTTTTGTCGATGCATCAAGCGATTCAATTGGCGTCAACACTTCTACCCCAGCGGGAAAATTTGATGTGGTAGAAACATCGTCTTCTGCAAATAAAAACTTATACGCTGGAACATTAACGGCAACCATCGCAGCAAACACGACCAAAACAAATGTTCTCTCAAATTTAGCATTGAAACATAATGTTGAAACGGGCTTTACCGACGCCGGTCAAGCAACTGGATTAGTTTTTAGTGTGCTTAGAAACTTTAACGCAGCAGGAACAGACGATAGCGGAACTCTTACAAATCTTTTTGGAATCTCATTCCAATATGGTCACAACAACACAAATACAAGTGCTGCACCCGTAACCACAAACGCTTACGGAGTCTATGTAAATCCCTACTATCGCAAGGGCACTATCTCTAACATGTATGATGTCTATCTTGCTTCTGGCAGCTCAGGAGGGACAGTCACAGATCGCTGGTCGATTTATCAAGCGTCAACAGCAAGCAAGAACTATTTCGCAAGTAAGATTATACTGCCTGATAATGTTGACTTGGAGTTGGGAACAGGACTTGATGCGTCGCTGTATTACAACGGCACAAACACAATTCTAAAAAACCTTGTAGGCTCTGGTATCTTCGATGTGCAGATGACCTTGCAAACCGACGGATATAACGCAGCAGACGGTAGCGCAGGGGTAAGTGGGAGTTTTACAACAGCGGACTCTAAAACAGTCACAGTAAAAAACGGAATCATAACAGCAATAGTATAGGAGGACAC